ACCGGTGAATTTTTTTTAGCCCATGTGGAACCAGCGACTTTGTATCAAAATCTCCTGCGGGTAATTTTTGCAAAAACAAAAGTGGCGTGTAAGAGGTTTTAATTCTTACACGCCACTGATGTGTGATACCTGATCTTGTGATCGGTATGTTTTTACAAACGGGTCTTCACGATGAATCCCAGGGCTTTTGACGTAATTACGTGCGCCCTTTCATATCCGAGGACCGCGATGATTCCGGCGAGGTTTGCGCCAGCAGCGATCAGAGCGTCATAGCTTACAGGTTTCCGGAGCTCCTGTTGGGGCGCCTTCAACTTGTAAAGCTTTTCGATCTGTTCTACGGCTTTCACATATTCGGGGGAATAGGGGTCGTGGTCTTTCAGACTTTCAATGGCGCTAGTAATAGCGTCGTCGAGTCCTGGGAGTTCTTCGGGTTTCTGCTGTTTGATGGTAAACATGCGTTTCTCCTTTCAAGAGGTTCTCACTATAAGGCTTGTGTTTCCTGCGAACCCGCTAATCAGGCGGAGTCTAGGCCTTTGAAAATGAGCTGCGGCTTACTGATGAGTTCTTCAGCTTCAATAGTTGGCTGGAGGCGATACGCGCCATCCTCATCCTGAATGACTTCACCGTCATACTCGGTCGGCTTTGCGTTGTAGGCGGACCTGACTGTGCGCAAGACCAAGGACAGGAAGATCGTGATTACCGCAATGGTACCGACGACCTTGTCTGCATTCGGGAGCCCCCAGATCTGAGCGACACCGAAGTAGACGGTACCGGCACCCGGAAGAAGCAATTCAATAATCGCCCGGAGGAGATTGTAGGACCTATCGCTAAGCGACACTCCAGTTTTTACTACTGCTGTATGATCAGCCATCGCGTTTTACTCCTATTTTGAATGGTTTGTTAGGGGTTGGGTGAAGGTTGTGACGCAGTACAAGTATACGTGGTTGATCCCACTGGATCAGGCACACAGGTGTATTGAGTGCCCGTCTTAGAGTCAGTCCAAGTAAAGGATGATGGCGAAGATCCAGGTTCTCCCTGCTCACCTTGTTCACCCTGAGGGCCAGGTACAGTAGAGTCAGCTCCAGGTTCACCTCGTTCGCCTTGAGGGCCAGGAACGGTACTATCAGAGCCGTTAACGCCATCTGTGCCGTCCGAACCATTCGTTCCGTTTACACCCGGGGGACCAGAAGCCCCATCTTTTCCGGAAGGTCCAGGAACGGTGCTGTCTGCACCATCGGTTCCATTTGAGCCATCTTTACCAGGATCGCCCTTAGGACCAGCAATAGCAGCCGTTGGGTTCTCTAGAACATCTGCACCTTTATTGCACACATCGCGGTTATTGAGAAGGAATTTACCCTCCGTTTTACAGATGCTGTTGATGTCCTGAGCAAGTGTCTCAGCATTTGCTTGCGCTGTATACTTGTCCTGTGTGGTTGCCCACTGGTTGAATCCCATGAATCCAATGCCCACAGCAATGGCGAGGAGGCATGCGAAAAACCACCATTTTAGTGATCCTTCAGTTCTACTAAGAGCTCTCATCATGCTTGGTTACCTTCGTTCTCATCGTCGCGCCCTTCAGCTTTTCGGAGATCAGAACGGAGAAGCCGGTTCTCAGCCCGAAGTGTGGCATTGTCGTCGCGGAGTGCTTTCTTGATTTCCTCATCAATCCGTCTGAAGATGAGGTAGAGGCCAACGCCACCGCCCGTGGAGAGCAGGACACCGCCAATAGTTTTAATGAGGTCAATAGTGACGGGGTCCACATTGGTGTCCTCCCTTAGAGTGGTGGGGTAATGCCCCTTGGAAATAGGGGTTACCCTAGCAATGATGTTAAACAGATTTCTTCCAGGTTCCAGCTACTCGAACATGGGGTCTTGCAACCTTCCAAACACCATTGACTTTTACGTACGGGATGGCCTCTTTCCAGACGCCTCCACTTCTTACTCTGGCACCAGCAATCGTACGACCAGTGGTTCTCGCGGACCATGGCCCCCAACCAGCGGCATTTCTACCTCTGGCCCAGAAGTAGTACGTTGTCGCTGGGGCCAAAGCACCAATGACTGACGTACCGTTTGAGGATACGCTGTATTGCACCGAACTTGGATTCGTACCATACCCGACTTGCCACTCGAGTATTGGCGATCCACCACTGCTGTTACCCGAGAACCGATATCGAACTGACGTCTGTTCAATCGTATCAACGCCAAGAGAAGTCGGTGCCGCGGGGACGGACGAACCGCCAATACGTGGCAACGTTCGCTTACCGGTACCTGCTGAGGCTGAACCCAAAGCATTTAGAGTTAGGCCACCATTTACAGTGTACGTACCTGTTCCATCAGCATTGTGGGTGACAAAGAACGTTCCCTCAGCCATTGTGAATGTGCCATTGTTAGACCCATTCTGGAAATTGAACTGCATATTCCCATTGGACCAGAGGTCGTTACCGCCAGCCTTGCTTGAGTCAGCCCAACCGTGACTTCCAGTATTGCCCCAAGCCGAGTTACCAAAGTAGTTAGTCTTGATGACTAGAATGCGCCAATAGATCTTGGACACATTACCACTTTGGGATACAAGTGCGGCATCTACGTCAATTTGATAATGGCTATTGCCACTAAATGTAGCTCTAGCCATACTAAATCACCTTGAAGTAAATATCGCCGTCTGATCCACCAGAGGGGTTTGCAGTTCCTGATGTGATGCCACCAGCGACGCGCCAAGCTGGCCTGCCCGTGGGGATCAGTTTCTTTACTTGAGCAACGAAGTCGCGTGTGCGGTTGATCTCTCGAGCACCGTACTTACGCTTACCTTCTTCACCGGTTCCTGGAACTAGAGGGAAACCCCCAAGTCTTGCATCATCTCCAATATTAGCCATTGTCTACCCTCCTTCTAAATATGTCATTCATCCCAAACTTCATCCGGATCGCCGCCATCCCAAGTCTCAGTACCCCAAGAATCCCAAACATCAGGCAGGATAGAGCTATTGAGCGTGAGTGTCGGATATGAACGATCGCCTTCACCGTCAGATACGAAGATCTGTTCGGTAACACGCATGATGTTTGTTGCGCCATCACTGTTTCGCATCTCAACAAGGTCGCCAAGGAAATAATCCCGGTTGTACTTGTTCTTACCATACTGGTTGATCTCGCCATCGAAGGCTGCGATCGGACGGGTCTTTGCTAGAGCATCCAAACCCTTGTTGACTAGTACGGCGGTCAAAGCCGGACCAGAAGCTAGAGTTACATCAGTAGCATCAACGTATAGAACCTTACGGTCAAATCCGGAAGTTGAAGCATCTGCGCCATCCGCATAAACGATCGTTGAATCATTCAAGCCAAACACATATGCGACATTCTTTGCATCCTCTACGGATCTCAGCTCAGAGACATTAGACAAATTGTCAAGCTCTTGACTGAAGATCACTGGAGTGTGAACATTCTGCTGCGTCGTCCGATTATTGCCGGTGTAGATGTCAAAATACAGCTCCGACTGGTCTTGGTTTCTGACGAGACGGAACCCGAGATCATAGATATCGCACAGTTCTTTAATCGCCTCATAGACTGAACTAAGAGGAATCGATGCTGAGAATACAATAGCTGATTCAGGGATAGTGCTAGGCGGATAGATCGTGCCAGGTTTGATGAAGGGTATCTTGTCGCTCGTACTGAGGAGTCCGTCTATGCAGATGTCCTTAAAGATCTTCCGACAAACATTCCCCGCAGTACCTGATATAACCCAGTTGGTGTCAGAGGTAGGACCGGCCAGACCTTCTGTGGCTGCCCTATCATCTAGAATTTGTTCCAAAGATGGACCGGATACAGTCAAGATTGATCGGCCATCGTCGTCTTTTTTAATGTCAACCGTCTTGATCGTCATGACTCTATCCGAGCCATTCTGAACCATTTGGGTGCCTTCTTTAAGAAGCCTTCGATTTTCACTGGTGGAGTGGACGACTAACTCAAAGTCGCCAAACACCGCCCAGCGCTCAGTCCAAATAAAGGACTCGTATTGATCAATGACTGCTATACGACGAAGGAGATCATCGAGAATGTACACCTCCATCAAAGGCCTCCGATTTTAGTGGTGTAGATGATTGCGAATGGAACTGGCGTCCCTTCGGCATAGACTCGAATATAGTTCGTGCCTGGAAACAGGTTGATGTAAGTTGAGCTTCCTGGAATACCATACAGAACTGAGCTGTCGGCACCGTTACGAGTGAGCGTGGCCGACTTAGAGCCGGAGACAGTACTGATGGTCAGCCTGTCTCCGGCACTAAGGGACTCGTTGTATTCCATAACGCTCAAAGTATCATCAGGAGCACGATGAGATATCGCGAACTCCGGGACGACCCAGTCAACGGCCATAGTGAAGAGTATTCCGGTTTCAATCGTGCCATCATACTCAATCACAAATTCCGAATCATCACTAACCGTAAGACCGGAAAGAACCACTGGTTCAGGGATGTAGAAGTCTGGCTGATGACACATAACGGAGATTGTTGCAATCGGCTCTTTCGCAAAAAGCGGAGCGAGACACGATTCTACTTTTCCAAATATGTCAACTGTCGGTTCGTCATCGCTGAAGAAACGCATATGCACCGTTGACTTCGGCATGAAGAAGGCGTATAGCTTTTTCCTGAGATCACGAACCGACCCAGCCACACCAGATTCCAAACCGAGGATCAGCACAATGTTTCGCGCTTCCCGACGACTGGACTGGTATTGTTCACCATCCATGTTTGCGAAGTTCGATGAGTTGATGATCGCCTTTACGGGGTCCAACCCATCGATATCCTGAACTAGATAGCCATTATCGGTGTACTCCAAAGGGAGCACCAACGTATTTCCTTGCTCGTTAGTAACTTCTACTCTCTCAAGCATTACGGAGTCAGTGCCCCCTTCTTCTTTAGTTTGGAAACGGACAGCTGGTTCTTAGTGCCGCGATAGATCTCAGCATTAGAAACAGCCTTTGGTGAATTGATGTACTGGTTGTAGGTGAGCTGATCGCCAGACTTAGAAAGCACCTCAGCTGTGGCATCGGTTGCTTCCCGGTTAGCTCGTTCACGCGCAAGCAACGT